ATGGCTACAAAGGCGAGAGTTTACAGCTACTTGCGCTTCAGTGACCCGAAACAGGCGGCCGGCAGCAGCGCGGACCGCCAGCTGGAGTATGCCCGGCGCTGGGCGGCCGAACACGGCATGGCCCTGGATGCGGCGCTATCGATGCAGGATGAGGGCCTCTCCGCCTATCACCAACGCCACGTGACCAAGGGCGCGCTGGGCGTCTTCTTGGCCGCTATTGATGACGGCCGGATCCCTGCCGGGTCAGTGCTGATCGTTGAAGGCCTCGACCGCCTGAGCCGTGCTGAGCCCATTCAGGCTCAGGCGCAGCTGGCGCAGATCATCAATGCCGGCATCACCGTGGTTACGGCCAGCGACGGCCGCGAGTACAACCGAGCCGGCTTGAAAGCCCAGCCGATGGACCTGGTCTATAGCCTGCTGGTGATGATCCGGGCCCATGAGGAATCGGACACCAAGAGCAAGCGCGTCCGCGCCGCCATCCACCGGCAGTGCAAGGGTTGGCAGGACGGCACCTGGCGCGGCGTGGTTCGCAACGGCAAAGACCCGAGCTGGACTACCTTGGATCCCGCTACCAAGACGTTCCACCTTGTCCCTGAGCGCGCCGAGGCGGTGAAAGTGGCCATCCGCATGTTCAGGGACGGCCACGGCGCCGTCAGGATCATGCGCGCCCTGGCCGAGCAAGGGCTGCAGCTGACCAACGGCGGCAATCCGGCCGGGCAGCTCTACCGGATCCTGCGCAACCGAGCGCTCATCGGCGAGAAGGTGCTGGAGATCGATGGCGAGCAGTACCGACTGGCCGGCTACTACCCTGCCCTGCTGAGCGATGAGCAGTTCGCCGACCTTCAACAGGCGACCGAGCAGCGCGCCAAGCAGAAGGGAACCGGGGAGATTCCGGGGCTGATAACAGGGCTGCGCCTGGCCTATTGCGGGTACTGCGGGTCGGCAATGGTCGCTCAGAACCTCATGAACCGCGGCAGACGTGATGACGGCGGGCCGCAGCATGGCCACCGCCGCCTGATCTGCGTTGGAAATTCGCAGGGATTGGGCTGCGCCGTCGCCGGCAGCTGCAGCGTCGTACCGATTGAGCACGCAATCATGAGCTACTGCGCGGACCAGATGAACCTGGCCCGATTGTTCGAGGGTGGGGATAGATCGGAAGCGCTGTCCGGCCGACTGGCCGTTGCGCGGGCGCGGGTGGTCGACACCGCAGCCAAGATTGAGCGGATCACCGATGCCATGCTGGCCGATGACGCAGGGGAGGCTCCGGCGGCATTCAAGCGCCGGGCGAGAGAGTTGGAGGCAACATTGGCCGAGCAGGAGGCCGAGGTTGAGGCGCTGGAGCGCGAATTGGCCACTGCAGCCGCCTCACCAACCCCAGCTGTCGCCAAGGCCTGGGCCGACCTTCAGGCTGGGGTGAAGGCTCTGGACTATGACGCGCGCACCAAAGCCCGGCAGCTGGTTGCAGACACCTTCGAACGCATCGCGATCTACCACCGCGGCACCGAACCGGAACAAACCCGGTCGTGGAAGGGAACTATTGACCTGGTGCTGGTGGCGAAGCGTGGCAGCGCGCGCATCCTCCACGTTGATCGGCAGACGGGCGAATGGCGCCACGGCGAGGAAGTGCTCGACCTACCGGGCGAGCCGCTGCCATAGATTCATCGCTGTTGCAGCTGGGCAAGGCCAGCTCGTATCCACGCCCTCTTCGGATCCTTCGCCCTAGGCTTCGTCACCGCCGGCGGCTTGCGCGGCTGGAGCGCATCCTTGACCCGCTCCAGCTCCTTCGTCACTGCCTCTTCAAGTCGCCGAGCCTGTTGCTGCTGTTCGCGGGTCGGCGGCAGGCCGGGCAATGGCGGCGTCAGCTGGATCGGGGTGCTGTCCGTCAGCCGGGCGACAGCCTCACGCAGAGGCAGATCGGGATACAGCCTGGCCGCGCACCAGCGCTCGGCGTAGCGCTTCGCCTGCCGGACGTTGGCCGCGCGCACTGCCTTCACCTGCCAAAACTTCTGGCCTTCCATCCACAGACGCACGCCGGGACCGCCATCAGGAGCGACGCTTGCTGTCTCCCGGCCGTTGTACCAGAGCGCCCACCGCTCACCGGTCTGCACCCAGCCAGAGGGGCGTGGTGCTGAGCGGAAGCCTGGGTAGCCGTGCGAGGGAAGCATAGCGGGAAGGATACGGCCACCGGTCGCAGTGGCTGCGACTTTTACATCAGCAACCTTCTTAGTGAGTGAGCGAGCGGATCCAAAGCCCCATAAAAGCAATGGCCCCGACATGCGGGGCCATTGCGGTTGAAGGACAATTCCTCTTTACCAGCCGTTCTTGTCGTTCATGATGCGCTCCTACTTCTCGGGGGTGAAATTCAGGTTGTCTAACGCAACAACTTCAAGGAGGTGGCAGTACACTCTGGATGCCTTTTGCAGCATCCTGATTGAGCTTCGCGTTCGCTTCTTTGGCGTCCTCGGCTTTACGTCGCTCCGTCCAGCTCCTTGCTATCCGCTCCAGTTCTACGTAGGTGCGGAAATCTTGGGTCTCAGTCCGTGTCTCCAAAATGTACGGACTGAAAACATCCCAGGCTCGAATGACACGAGTGCCTTCTAGGCCATAAGCATAGTCTTCATTCAACAATTTTGCGTGAATTGCCCCGCAAAATTCCTCGAATTCGTCCAAGTACTGAGCTACGACGCTGTCATGGTTTGGGGACCTCTTGATGCATTTGACCGCAGCTTGGTCCATAGGGTTCCCCAGCTTCCTGGCGTTGCTGAACCCGCAAGTATTCGCCACATGTCCCAATTGGCGGCGAACCTGAACGGTGATCAGGTCCCCGAAATATTGGTGATAGGTCAGCGCGCTGTTGATCGCCGCGCTGTGAGCGGCCTGCGACGCCGTCGTCCGGATTTGCCTAGCTATCAGCACCAGTGACAACAGGCCAACGATGACCGCGCCGGTCTGCACAACTGACATTGCCGCCGCAACGGTCCGATCCTGCTCTGGTATCAGCCAAATCGATACAACAACCAAGACACCTACTGAGACCGCCAAGCAAGTCGCGAACGCCTTAGTCTCAGCGCGCTCTGAGATTTTATCGAAGTAAGACCGCGCGGGACGCGGATGAACATCCTTGATCAAAGTTCCCCCCCATGGGATCCATTCCTATGAACGCGACATTAACATCAACATGCGTCCGCTTCTATCCCTCTAGCGGCATGCAAGAACAATCCTTGAGGGGGCGCCTCTTGGCCCCTCCACCAAATCACTAAGCTGCAATCTTGTGCTGATAGAACGGGTGCCGCTTGTCGTCAAAGATCCGGTACAGCGCGGCCAAGTCGGCCGGATCAGGGTTCAGCCAGGCGTCGACGTGCTCAGGCTTGATGTTGATGATCGTCCGGTCGTGGCCGGCGGCGGCCACCTCGGGCTCCGGGTCGTCGGTGATCGCGGCAAACGAGAGTAGATCCGGCTCCTTGCCGGCCGGGTCTACCCAATGCGACCACAGGCAGGCCACCAGCATCGGCTCGCGCGTACGCGGGGTGAACTGCACCACCTGGTTCTTGCCGTCTGGACCCTCCACGTTCTCGTAGAAGGTCTCGACCACCATCAAGCCGTGGGTGTGGCCGAAGGCCGGTGCCCAGAACTTCTCCAGGCTGTCTCGGCGGGCGTTGTAGGTGCCGGGGAAACGCTGGTCGTAGTTGGCCGGCTTCCCGGCCAGCCGGCACTGATAGCGCATCGGCTTGATCGTCAGCTTGCCGCCGTCGGAGACAATCACCGGTGCGTAGACCCCGGGGAAGATCCGGCTATCCCGGTCCTTGCCCTCGGCGCGCTTGAGGTCGGCCAGCTTGCCCATGGCGCGCTCGATCTTGTTGCCGGCGATGCGCACGTCCTCCCGGGCCTTCTTCGTCTCCTTGGCCTGCAGCGATCGCTCCGCATCAGCGAGGCGCTTGCGGTTGGCGAAAAGCTCCTGCTCCAGAATGGCGGCCTCGGCCTGGTTCCACTGCTGGATCTCCGCCCACACGGCCCGCTCTGCCGCGCTGGTGCCGGCCCGGAATGCGTCGTCCATCGCCTTCGGGGTCTTAGGCCGCTTCTTGCCCGGGTCATGGGCATAGAGCGCGGCGAATTCCTGCAGCGACATGGTGGCACCGGTCATGCGGACCAGTTTCTGGTAAGCGGCTTCGATTTGGGCGGAATAGCACATGGCCGCAATCTGGCCGCAGGCCGCGTTGTGGCAGCGTGATGGATGCGGCCGCAGTCAGTCCGCACCCAATCCAGCGACAGGGGGGCTTTCGTGTCCAAGGCCGGATCCCGGTGGCCACCCTGCCATCACGTCGTAGGCGTCCACGTCAGCCTGCGTCTGCAACTGCTCGATTGCCTCATGGTGCGCGCGCTCGGCGGTGAAGCAGGCCTGCACGTGAGTGGAGATGGCCAGGGCGATTCCCTGCAGCTCCGGCGCGGTCAGCTGCACCCATCCGCTTTGCGCCTTGAAGTCCACCGATTCCAGCCCGCCGAGTTGGATGGCCGAGAGAACGCCGCTCAAACGGTTCTGGTCGTCCAAGTTGGTGCCAACCTGCATACCGCCGATCACGATGCTGCCCGTCTCTCGTTCCCAGCGTTCGGCCGTTGCTGCAGCAGCCAGATCCGCTTTCAGCTCGTCCAGCGACTTGACCGGCACCAACGGCAGCGGCGTGTTGCCATCATCCAGCCAGCGCTGGTAGTCAGACCACAGGCGATGATCGCGCGGAATGAATGCGCCAGTTTCGACGCACAGGATCGTATCGTGGTTTTCAGTGAGTTGGTACACGATCAAATCTCCGCATCGGCAGTGAAGTGGAAGGAACAACCCCACTGGCCAGAAGCCGGGGTGTAATTCAGCTGGGCGTTGTTATGCCCGATGTTGGGAATGCTGTTGACAGTACCTTGTCCGCCCGAGTTGCAACGAACACGATTGAATGTGCCATCCAAATCGTCATAGACCGAAATAGCAGGGACACCGCGCTTGGTAACCCGGAAAGGGATATTTGAGGTGCAGACTTGCCCTTGCGTTCTATCGTAGAAGGTATTCACTCGCCCGGGCTGCGACCCGGTCCCCGGATATACATCAGAGTTATAGCTTTTTTCGTAATAGCGCTGACACAGCGTAAGTTCAACAGCCAGATTGCGCCTCTGGAAAGGCGTAGCGACCGCACCTGCTTCCCATTTGATCTGACTGAAATACAACGCGCCCGTCTGCACGCCCAGCCCGCCGTTGCGAGAGTCAAAAGTAGTACCCCCGCTACTCCAAATGGTCAAAACCGCAGAGTGCCCTGCCCCTACAGCCTTCCCCGTGACAGCAGGCATGGTCACGGTCTTCGTAATAAAATTCATCCCCGCTGCAAGCGTGAACACCTGCGGTGAAATGCCCCGTACTGCTGTCGATCCTGCCACACCGAACAACTGACTAAATTCAACTGCGATTTTTCGACCTGCCGCCCCCGCGTTGAAAACACGAAAACTGACGGTTGACACCTTCCCGGCAAACGTTCTGCAATCTTCCACACGCTGCTCAAATACTTGGTAGGAACTTGTAGAACTTGCGTTTGCTGTGATGTTGACGTTTAGCGTATAGACGCTATCAGGGAAGTTCGTTTCTCCCGGCAACGGGATATGTTGACGAATGTCCCCGGTAATGCTGCCCTGTTGGGTGTACCAACGATCAGCGGCATACACGTTGTCCTGCGTAAAAACAGTTCCGCGCTGCCAGAAGTCGAAATCACCGTTGATCAAAACGTTGTCGCCGATCAACCTTGCACCTAGCGCGTTATCAGCATTGGCACGCATCGCCGCCTCAGCCTGCACTGCCGCGATGCGATCAGCGTTTTCCTGCGTGATAAGTGAATGCTCTGCATCAATGCGGGCACCGAGTGCGGCATCGGCTGCTGTGCGCGCGACAATCTCGTCGTCCAGGCGTCCGCCTATCTCCCCGCCGCCGGTTTCCAACACCCCCAGGCGCGCCTCGGCATCTTGGAAGTTGTCGTTGCAGGTCGCGAACGCGGTGAAAGCGTCGTCCCCGGGCTTGCCATCTGGCTGGATGGTCGTTTGATCGATGAGTTTCTGCGGCATGTGTCTTTCCTGTTGGGATCGCCCACGGCAAAGCCGGCCGGGCATGCCGGCCAGCGTCATGGGCTGTTTCAGTTCTCTACCGAGATCGTAGAAAGGCTCTGTGTGATGGTCTGCTGCTGGAACGTGCCAGACGTGTGCGTCACGTCCTGAGCAGTGAAGCCGGAAATAACTGCTCGGTACTGCATCGTTTCAGAGCTGGGGCTGGTGTCGTTCACCGTGAACGATCCGCCCCAGTTGGAGTCAGCTACGTCCGACCCGTCAGGCTCGTTGTTGATGATTACCGAGCCGCTGACGTTGAGCACTTGCCACAGCGATTCAGCGCCGTTGCCGATCTTCCGGTAAACGTCGATTCGCGCAGTGTTCTGGCCCGCTCCAGCGACGAATCCCGTTGGACCCAGCGTGGTGGCCACGCGCCGGTGCCGCCGGGTAAAGCTGACGGTCACAGTGCGCACGCGGCCGTTGGTTGCGAATGGACCGTTGACCAGTTCCGTGCCGATGGTCTGCGTGGTCGTGGTCTGAATCGCGTTGCGTAGAATGCCGGCCGACAGCTGGCCACCAAAGTACGCGCTCCCGCTCGCGTCCATCCACATCACCGCGTTGCTCTTCGATGCGGCTGCTGCGCCAACGTTGGGGCCAAAGTAGTCGATCAGGTTGTCACCGTTGGCACCGAAGCCGGGGCCGATGATTCGCTGTGCCGCCCCCTTCCATACGCGCAGGTAGCCGTTGCGCCACTCCATGCCCTCGGAAGCACCGTTGGGCGCGACGATCTCCATACTGTTGGTCAGGAATCGCAGGCTGACCACGTTGCCGTCGTTACCCAGTTCCATGCCACCGACCAAGGGCCCGCCGCCGCTATCCGCGATCAGATGCAGGAACGCCTTGGCCATCACTTGCGCCAGGCCTCCCTCGGTCTGCACCACCCTGGCTTCCATGCCCTGAACCACTTGTGCGCTGGCCTTGCCGTCCACCTCGGCCTTGACCGACGTGAGCTGGCCGGTGACCGCTTCGATGCCCTGCTCGGTTACCTCAACCCTGGCGCTGATCTCCTCGACGTAATCGGCTGAGGCCTTGCCGTCCAACTCGACCCCGAGGTGCTGGACCTGTACCGCCTGGGCCGCCTGCTCCGTGGCGATGACCTCGATTGACCTGGTTGCACTGGCCTCGAACTCGCCCAACTCGGCGCGCACCGATTCCACCTGCTTTGCGGTGGCCTTATCGCCTTGCACGATCACCGACTGCCAGGTCTTTACGCCTGCGTAGACGTTTCGATCTCCCGCGTTCCAGTCGCGGTCGCCGGCGTGCTTGTACGTCATCTGGGCTTCGAGCGACGAGGTTCTATCGCCGACTGCCCGGACACCGTCCTCCGTTTCCTCGACCCGTGCTGAGACGGCGTCCAGCGCCTCCGCAGAGGCCACAGCGCCATCTCCTGCGGGCATCCTCGCGGACACCCGCCCGATGGCCTCAGCGTTGGCGCTATCGCCATCAGCGCGCGCCTGACGCTCTTCCGTCACGCTCGCCTCGGTGGCCAGCGGCCCTTCACCCACCGGCATGCGCGCCTGCAGGATCTCGATTGCCGTAGCCGAAGCCTCATCGGCACTGACGCGTGCGTCCCGCTCTGCCGCGAACAACCCGGTTGCGACCTGGGACAGGTCCGTCCCTTCGTAGTCGCCACGCAGCTGGGCAGCCAACGTTTCCCGCTTGCTCGCCTCGGCAACGTCACCCGCCACCCGCGCCCGTGCTTCCTCCTGCACCAGCGCCACGCCCGCGCCCGGCGTCGGCCGCCCGATGGCCACCCAGTCCACCATGAAGTAGTTGGCCACCGCCTGCTCATCGCCGAACTGCAGGCGGACTGCATCCACCTCGCCCGGCCACCAGGCAATGTCCGCCACGTCGACCGTGGCCACACCATGGTCATCCCACAGGGGCTGGGTGATCGGCGCCCGCTTGTCCACGTCCCAGTTCTGGTCCTCGGCCGTGATCCACTGCAGGTAGCCGTTCCACACCGGCGTGCCCACTCGCTTCACGCGCAGCTTGGCGAACCGATAGGCGCTGCCGTCGATCTCCAACGCCGGCGGCGACTGCACCCATGGTGCCTCGGTGCCATTGGCCGGCCGCAGCCAGCCGTCGATCACAGTGGGATTGGACCCGTTGCCGGTCCAGCCCTCGGCCGTGGTGTCGAAGTACCAGATTTTCCGGCTATCGAACTGCGTGCCGCTGCCGGCCACGATCTCCGACAGCGCGCGCGACAGCGATTCAACGTCGCTCTGGCGGGTTTCGGCCTCCAGCGTGATGGCGGCCTCGCGCGCCAGTCGTTCGTTGAGGTCCCCGTCTGCTCGGTGCTGCGCCTCCTGGGTGATCGCTTCCATGGCGTCCGACACGCCCTGCTGCCGCAGCGCCGCCTCGGCCAGCAGATCGCGTGCAGCATCGGCCAGCCCGTCGGCCCGGGCAGCGGCCTCGACTGCGTCCCCCTCGATGCGGTCGGCAATCTCCTTGGCCAACCGCTGCTGCTGCTCGATCAGGTCGTTCGTGGTCGGCGACGGCGTAGCCTCCACCACCGAGCCCGAGCCCGGCTTTCCGCGCACGGTCGGGGTGATCCGAAACCACCACTTCGTGCCGCTGCCGTCGCTGTAGAGGTAGCGGGTTTCGACGGTCCGGTAAATCTCCGTCCACGGCCCCTGCGGGCTCGGCCCGCGCTCGATGACGTAGATCACCCCAGCCTGGTCGACCGGGTTCCATTCGATCAGCACACCATCGGCAACGGGGTTGGGGACAACCCCGTCCACCGGCGGCACCTCCGGCGGCCGATAGGCCACCGGGAACCAGGTCGAGTAGCGCGGTGCCGCCGGAGACGGGGACGGCAGCGCGCCCACGCCGATTTCAACCAGCGTGAGTTTCCTTGCCAGCATTGCGGATTACCTCGCGTATACAGCGTTGAGAGAGTTGCGCAGCGCGCTGCTGCTGGACGTGCGAACGCCCTGAGTGGTGGTGGCCAGCAGATCCCGCAGCAGCTGGTTCTGCTCGGTGAGCAGCGCATTGCCCTGCTGCACTGCTGTGGTGGTCTGCGATTGCGCGTCCTTGTTCACCACCAGGTCGAACACGGCACGGCTGAAGTTGTCCGGCAGCGCTTCGATTGCATCGGCCAGTTGGCCCATGCTCGTGCCGTCCTCCTTGTCCAGGTCGCCCACCTTCATGCCGTCGATGAGCCCTGTTACCTGGTCGTACAGGCCGTTGTAGTCCTTGCCGCTGGCATACAGATTGCGACCGAAGCCCAGTGCCGCCTGGGCCGCCGACTGAGCGGCGCTGGTGTCGCCACCGGCCACCGCCCGCTGCAGCTCCTTCATCGCCTCGCCCAGCTTCTCCTGGTCCGTCAGCGGCGACAGGTCGCTGATCGACAGGCCGTACTGCATGGCCTTCTTGTCCTTGTCGATCTGCGCCTGCAACTTGCCCATGTTCATCGCCCGCAGGGCTTCGATTTTGGCCAGGTCCTCAGCGCGCGCACCGGACAGGCCCAGCGCCTTGGCGTAGTCGTTGGCCGACTTCACCTGCTGGCGGTAGGTGCGCTCGATGGTCAGCGCCTGCTGCTGGTAGCTCGACAGGTCGCCGGTCATCAGCTGCGTGGAAACGTCCGCCATCAGCGTGGCGTAGTTCCCCAGCAGCCCCGTCACCTTCTGGACCTGCGTGGCCAAGTCGGTGCCCGCAACGCTGGCCAGGTCCTGGAAGTAGTCAACGGCCTTGTTGACCTTCTCCACCTCCATGCCGCTGAGGGCTCGGCCCAGCTCGTCGGCGTTGCCCACCGCCAGTGCAATGGAAGCACTGAGGGCCGAGAACACATCCGACGCTTCGAAGTAGCCATCCAGCTGGCCGCCGAACCCTGCCGCACGTACTGCCTCGGTAAACAGGCGGTCTGTCATGTCGGCCAGGTAGGCCTCCAGCTGCGCCTTCGCCTCTGCCGAATCCGCAGACAGCTGCATCTTGCCCAGCGATACCTTCACCCCGGCCAGCTGCCCGGAGAGATCAACGCCCAGCTGCTTGGCCAGGTCAGTGGCTGCGCCACGCACCTGGCGAGCCGCCATGTCGAACGTGCGATCGATGCCCGGATCCAGCGCCCCGTACTGCGTCCACTTCTTGTCGCTGCGGAACAGGCCGCCCTTGGCCTTGATATCGGCGTAGGACTGGCCGTTGAAGCCACCGAACCCGTAATCGCCGGTGATGCCTTGCCCGGTCACCTTGGGCGCGCTGCGGCCGAACAGCTTGGCGTGAATGCTGGAGCCCGACAGGATGGATGCCGTCTTGTCGTTGAAGCCCAGTCCACGGAACCCCTTATCAGCGAGACCCACGGCGCCGGCCGTGGCGATCTTGCCGGCCCAGCTCTCACCGTTGGCAATGTCCCAGCCCTGATCGAACAACTCGGCATTTTTCATCATGCCGGCGACGATCCAGCCGATGATTGGAACAGCTGCAGCGGCCGTCGATGCGGCACCGGCACCAGCTGCCGCTGTTCCGCTCGCTGCGGAGGCGCCACCGCCGGCAAAGGCTGCGACGTTGTTGCCGAACCCTGCGAGGCTGCCGGCACTGATCCCGCTGCTGGCCGCACCCGCGCCAGCGCTGAACAACCCCTGCCCCTTCGACAGGAGGCCGGCGATGTTGCTCAGGTTCTTGCCACCTGCGGCCGATCCGTTTCCGCCAAACAGACCCATGAGGCTGTCCAGGCTGAAGCCTCCACCCTGTCCACTGATTCCGCTCATGATCTGCGTCTGGATCGGAATAATCAGCTTCTGCTTCGCGATCTCAGCAATCATGTCGCGCAGCCCGCGCTTCGCCGCGTTCTTCAAGCCATCCCACAGATCATCGAATTTGCGCAACCCATCCACGGCAAAGTCGGCAAACGCATCGACACCGTCGGCCAAGCCAGAGACGACTATGTTGGCCAGCGCCTCGACATGCGCTGCGGATTCCTCAACCTGCAGAGACAGTTCCGCAGCAGCTGCCGCCGCCGCCAGCACGGACCGCTCGTACTCCTCGTAACTGGCTACCCCCTTGGCCAGCGCCAGTGCCTCCTTACTACCGGCTGCCTCGACTGCCTTTTGCAGCTCGTCGCGCATGTCCTTCTCGTTCACAAGCTGCCGGCGATACAGCTCACGGGCTCGCCCCACCTTGCCCAGCATGACCAGCTCGGTATCGAAGGTTGCCAGCAACTGCTCAGGCCCTGCCATGGCCTTCTCCACTTCCGCCGCAACCTTGGCGTACTCCATGGCGCTCTGGCCCATGAGCACGTTGGCGTCGGCCTGGGCAATATTGCCCTTGGCCAGCAGATCGTTGTACTCAGCCATGTTGCCAAGGTGTTTGGCCATGGCCTCGGCCAGCGGCCCCTCCATGGCGCCGGCGGCCTCTTGTGCCTGCTGCCGGTAGCGCGCGATTTCGTCGGCGCGACGCCTTGCCTCGCTGTCTGACCTTGCCTTGCCTGCTTTGTCGATGTTCCCGGTAGGTCTATAGCCCACTCCATTGGGCTTAAGCACCGACTCCGGCAGCATCTGCCCGTTGTCGATGATGGTAACTTCCTTCGCGAGATCAGCGATGCGGCGGCGACGCAATGCCTCATCAATCTTGGCAATTTCGCCCTCCGCCTTTCGCGCCGCCTCATCCCAGCCCTTCGCGTTCTCTTCGCTGTTTGTGTTGAGGACCAACGGGCCTTCCCACCAGCGAGCCTTACCGGCGCGAGCCCTCGCTGCCACGTCACGGGCGCCGGCAGCATTTGCTTCCTGCTGCATTCGCTCCTCAATGAGCGCGCCTTGGCCGCGCTGGTCGCGGGGCTTGAAGGCATCGGCGGCGATCTTTGAGAGGTTACCGATCATGGCAGCCGCTTCGGCAGCCTTGGTGGTTATCGCAACCAGGCCTTCCACAATGTTGCCAAAGCCTTGGCGAAAGCCAGGATCGTTCAGCAATTCGGCAAGATCGGAGAGGGCAGGCAGCGCTTGGTCAGCCACGCTGATCTTCAGCCCCTGAACCGCCAAATCGGCTTCCATGCTGACTTTGCGCAGACGCTCGGTTGCCTTGCTGGTCTTTCCATCAATGATCGCTCCCGCGGCCTCAGCCGCGTCACCCCACTGCTTGAAACCTGCACCATTGCCCCGCAAAAGAGGAATCAGTGCTGAGGCGTCACTCGCGATAGCCTCAAGATAGAAGGTCATCTCCGACTGCGAGAGGTTGGCTCGTTCCAGGCTATTGAAGTACAGCCCGAGCGCGTCCGGCCCCGACAGCTTCCGCATCTGCTCAGCAGTAACGCCGGTCCGCTTCGCGATGTTGTCGAAGAAATCCGCCATGGCGCCGCCGCCAGTCTGGATGTAGTCGCCGATCTTGTCTTGCACGTCCTTGAAGATATCGGCCAACTTTTCATGGCTTACCCCCACGGTATTGGCGCCAGCTGCCATCCGCTGGAACACCTGGACGTTTGTTCCGGACAGCACCGCGAGGCGATCATACTCAACGCTGAGCTGCGCAACCTGGCGGGTCCACTGCACGGCCGCAGTACCCGCTGCAGCAAGGCCGGCCGAGATCGCCACACCAACCGCGGTGCCAGCGCGCCTTGCCGATGCCTGCATGCCTTGCATTCGCTGCTCAAACTGCCGAGCAGCTTTCCCACTATCGCGCTCGAAAGAGCCCGTTTTCATCAGCAGATCGATGGTGAGGGTGTAGAGAGACATTGCGGCTCCAGAAACTAGAAAGCCCCGCTCATGGCGGGACTCTTGGTGGCTGCCGGTGGATCCGGCTTTTCTACGCGCGCCCTCCGATAGATGAGGGTCGTGAGGCTTCTCGGTCAGGCAGGCACTTCTTCAAACTCCATGTATCCCGTGAAGTACTGCCGGCTGATGTTCTCCGCGCTCGGCAGCTGAGTCGGGTAGCCATACAGCGCGGATCGCGCCGCCAACCTGGGGTCCAGTTCCTTTGTTGCCATGTCCCTGTACTGAGGGACCACGCAGGAACGGCGTCGCCCAGCCAGCGCCGCAGCGACGGTCTCCCAATCGACACCGGCCAGGCCGCCGCCCCGAACGACGTCGGTAGGCCGACCCGAGAAGGTGCAGGTCAGGCGGCGGTACACCACGCCGGGAACGGTGTTGACCTGCCCCCCCTTCGTTCGCGTGTGAGCGCTCGTGTCGATTGGTGCAACTCCCCATCCGTCACTGATACCTACGTCGACAGCCTGGAAGATCGCAATCTCGCCGATATCGACGTTGGTCAGGTTGGTGTCGATCTCCACCGACACGGTCGCAAGCGGCACCTGCGCCTGTGGAAATAGCCACGCGCACACGGTGCCGTCAGGGAGCCGCGTGGTTGTGCCCACTGCGCCTGCAGCACGAACCTCAATGCCAGGAGGGACATTCAGACCCAGCACTGCCACGATCCCAGGTACAACAGCCTGAGCAAGCGTGACAGTCACCGACAGCGGCCCCGTCCTGCGGATCCGACTGGCGCGACCAGGCTTGCCGTCAAAAAGAGCCGAGCCCTGATCGCTGCTGAGCCATGTCCCGCCAGCCAGCGCCACGGTCACCGCAGCCGGCATTCCAAATCCGATAAGCACGTTCTCATCCCCACAAGGTCAGCACCACATCACCCGTGGCTGGGTTTCGCTCGACTCGGCGCACCATCACCGGTTTCCCGTCGGCCAGGCCGTAACGGCCGTAGGACAGCCGGCCAATCTGCCCGGGCAGCGGCGCAAGCTGCTGATCGCCGCGGACGGTGACCTGGTAGAAGAAGCGCTGCCGCTGGTAGATCGCCACAACCCGGTCGATTTCGGCCTGCGCGTCGGCGGCCCGCCAGAACAGCGAGATCACCGGATCTGCTGCCTCGGCCCGGCGGTAGTGAGCGTCCAGCGGCCCAGCCGCGAACACCTGGCCGCGATACAAGGCGGTCAGTTCGTCACGCCGCGCCTGCGGAACGTCGACCACGTCGGTGACCAGGTCCGACGCACCCAAGGCCTGGGCATTCGGCCTGTAGGCCATGCGGCGGGTCAGATTGGGAGCTTCGTCAGGTACGCCCACCAGGTCGCTGGCCAAATCGTCGTCGGTCAGCTCGAACGCCGGCAGGCCCTCGTAGCTCTCGGGCGCCACTACCCGAACGAAGCGCAGCACGCCCGTGGCATCCTGGTAGCACCCGGCTCCATAGCTGGGCAAGATCGCGTTGAGTGCATCGCGGCCGGTAATCGAGGTCCCTGCGTAGTACCCGACCCCCGCATAGCCGGTAGAGGCGTCGATGGCTGCGCAGTCGACCGTTGACCATGCCCCCATGCCCAACCGCCCCATGATCTCGGCGACGGCTGCAGACAGCGTTGCGGGCGCCATTCCGGCCCCCACGCTGGACAGGTCCACCACCACAGGCGTCACCGGTGGAGACTTCATCAGCAGTTGCTGGTGATCCGGCGCAACTTCAAACGTCCCCGGTTCCATCAGGTCGCCGCGATCCATAACCGCATCGACGTGGACCGGGCCATCGGCCAGGAACATGGAGGTGGCATCCGAATTGCCGCCGGCGGCCGGCACGCTCGCCACGGCGCCGATCACGACCGGTTGCGGCTTCCATGCCAGTGACGCGACATTGGGCAGGAAGACGCCGCGGTTGATGGGCTGGGCCAGATAGTCGTGCGCGTCCCGCAGATGGAGGGTCTTGCTGCCGTCGTCGTTGATCTCGATCTGATCGATCGCGCAACGGAACACCGGCGCCGCGTCGGCGAGCATGGCGGTTTCATCAACCAGCAGGATCTGTACCGACGCACCCGAGCCGCCCGAGAGTGCGAGACCGTCAAGCATGCCGTCGGCATCAGCCACCACGCACTCAGCAGCTGCCGTTTGCGATACGGGGTCACCTCCCCACGGCCAGAAACTCAATTCCTGCACCAGGTTCACGCCCTCGGCCACCAACCCTTCGTAGCGGGCATTTGCGGGGCTATCGCCCGGTGCCGAAAGCCAGTCGGCATCGGCAAGGCGAGTGGCAGCGGCTTGTGCCTGATCCAGCCGCCACCCGGCAATCGCTGCATCACTGCGCGCCCCCCACTGCCCGGCGTTGACCGCCAGGCACAGGCCACCCGCTTTCGTGGCCGCGAGAGACGCCGCAAAGTAGAGCGGTCCCGCCAGCAGCAAATCCCGCTGATGCACCATCGCACCATTTAGGTAGAGCTGCAGGCGAGACGGGCCACCAAACACCACACGTAGCCCGACAATATCGCCCTTGGCCACCGTCGGCAGGCCAGTGGCAATCGCGCCGATCCCTTGCACTAGCCGACCGGTTGCCAGCTCCCACCCGATACCGGCACCGTTGGAGCCTAACGACTCGTTGAGCGGCGCGGCTTCGTTCACAAACCCGACTACTGCCGCCAGATCGTCATCACCCCACGCGGCGAACTCGACGCCCACGGTTCCGCTCGTGAGCGCGAAGTCGGACCGCGCGCACCTGCGCGCGTCGGCGGCTGCGGTAGTTGCGAGAGTAAGCCCTCCGTCGCGAGCTGCGAGCAGGGGCCCAATGGGGAGCGCTGCGAAGCGCCCGAAGGTGTCAGCCATGGGTCATCCAAGGGAATCGAACCAGTCCTGCGCCTCGTCGTCGTCAGAGCGAGGCACCAGGGCGTCTAGGAAATGCTGCATGCCGCGCTTAGTTCCGCCTTGGCTGTGTGCAGCTGTGATGTACGCGATGAATGCCGCAGGCTTCTGGTGGATGCTGACTGGGTCGATGGGGTTGCGCTTGTGGAACTCCCACCACCACAGGAACTCCCGGCGCGACATGGTGGATCGCAGCTCCGCCACCGTGCGATGCAGATGGCCGGCGAGGACATGCCAGAACCAATCCTCGCCGCGCTGCCTTAGCCGTTTCCCGCTTCTTCCCGCAGGGCGTCAGCGTCACTGCCGAAGCCTGCGTGCTTGAGCGCAATCGTCTGCAGACTTGCCGCCACCTTCGGCTTCAGCTCGCCGGCCTGCTTTTCAGTGAGTACACGCTTGCCGCTCTCATCGCAGATCGTGGCCGCGATCAGCTTGGCACGGTCAGCGGTGCTCCACAGCTGGCGGAACTCGGTATCCGGCAGCGCGCGCACGAAGAACTCCGCCTTGGTGCCGTCCGGCAGTTCGATTGTGTCCGGCTGCACGTCCTTTGCGGCGAACATGCCGGCGCTGGTGAACGCCTGAAGGATGCTCACCGTTCCTGCCAGGGCTTCGTTGCTGTCGTTGGTCTTGCTCATTGGCCGTTTCCTCGAATGGCGACAGGGCGCGCGGGCCGCGCACGGCTAACACGCGGAGGATCCGCGCGCCCTGCCAAAGAGAAGGCCCACCGAAGTGGGCCGAAAGAGAGAGCGCCGTTGTTGCGGTCAGGGCGTCGGGCGGTGCGTTTCGACTGCGCCGGAGCCACGGATGGTCATCGTGGCCTTCCACACATCGTTGTCGGCCACCGTCACGGCGAAGTTCTGCACGAAGCCATTGAACTGCTTCGACACAACCGCCGTCGGCGGGGTGATGACACCATCGACCGCCACCGGCTTGGCCGCGCCCGCCGTTTCGCTGGCCGGCGCGGTGACGAGGAAGTTGACCACCGCGCCAGTGCGGTGCAGTTCCTCCAGCGCCTCGGAATCGACCGAGTCATAGATCACCTCGATGCTCGTGCTGCCGGTCGCCTTGCGGCCAGCGACGAACTGATCCCAGTCGTCATCGAAGTCCGAGATATCGATCTCCGAGGCCTGGCCGTCAGGGAAGCCGACCGAACGGACACGGGTCACCTTGATGACCTCCGCCGCGCCGATGGCGATGAACAGCTGGGTGTGCTTGGACTTCAGTACCTGTCCCATAGGGTTTTCCTTGCGTTGTGCCCGTCGCCGGGTATGAAAAAGCCCCTTGCGGGGCCGGTGGATTGCCGTTGAGTTGGTCAGCGAAGCTGCAGCAGTCGAGCGTCGAAGGAGATGCCGAACGCCCCTGTATCGTCGTCATCGGGCGGAGGGTTGTAAGACTCGATGCTTCCAACTGTCTCGACAGCATCGCGAACTGCCACCGCAGCAGCGTTGGCTTTGGACGTCGATTCCCCCCACACCGTCAACCGGACGCGCCAGCCGTCGGTGGGAGGTCGTTCGGACAGCAGGTTGGTTGGGGAGCCGCCCACAACGTCCCAGGTGGCGTAAGGCAATGCGGTGTCCTGCGGCGCCGTAGAGGGGAAAACACGGACGGGATCACCAAATAGAGTCCGCACCGCCCCGTCACCCTGCAGCAACTGTTGGATAAACGGCACCATCACTTCCACCCCTTCGACTTAAGTAGACGATCCATCGCCGCGCGAGTCTCGTTGATGATCGCCTGAGCAGCCTCAGGCCCACGAGCCTCCGCTGCCGGAGTCAAAAATGGCTTTGCCGCCATCTTCTTGGTCCCAAATTCCAAGTGGCGCCAATAGTATGCCCATCCTGATTGTTCGTAGACCTTGCCGACCCGTCGCATTCTGCGATTGCGCTTCGTGTCCGCATACTTGACCTTCTTCCCGGTCTTGACCCCGATTGTGTAGTACTCAGAGCCGAGGCCAAGACCGGCTCGGCGCTTCACTTTGTTGCTCATCCTTCGCACGACAATCTGTGTCGCCAAGTAGCCAGTGCTTCTGACTACACGCCGGCGAGCTTCATCGCGAATGAGGTTTCCTGCGCGGCGCATGCCGGTTTGCAACGCCTTGCTTCTCAGCGCAGTAGGCAGCTCGTCTAGGGAGGTAAGTAAATCGTCAAGTCCTTCGATTCTTAGGAATTCAACCATCGGAAAGTCCCACGTCCACCATCAGCGTAAGGTGCCTTCGCGCCGTTGCGTCCGGCAGCACAGCCCGGATCTCGTATACCTGCTCATCGAAGAGGACGCGCATCGTATTCAGCACGCCAGGGACGTAGGGGATCTCCATACGCGCCGTAACCTGCCCATGCTCCGCACTTGCTGCGGTGAACTCTCGGCCCGAAAGTGGAACAACCTCTGCCGGCACATCGGGCTTCCATGTGCGCCATTCCCTTGTATCGCCGCCAAGCGGATCACGCGTGACCACGGACTCCAGAAGGTGGATGCGATGCCTGTACTTGCCCGCCATTAGACCCCCCAGGAGACGCGATAGGGATTGAGCAAGCGGCGCACGGCCGCATCGCTCTCGTCCTTCTTGAAGTAATAATCTCCGACCAACAGGTGCGCGGCCTGCTTTAGGGCTGGTGGGACCGGTTCCGGAAGGGGGGGCACCGAATGATCCAACCAGGGCACCGACCGGCCAATGTACTGCTCGATGTAATCCTGAGCTGCAGCGATGTGGCCCTCAATCAGCGCGTCATCGGCATCATGGATCACCGGCAGGCTTTGCTTGGCTTCAGCCAGTTCGATGAGCATGGCTTATCCCTTCGGGGCGGGTGCAGCGGCCAGCGCGGCGTCGATTGCGGACAGGACGGCCTCGCGGGCCTTATCGCCCTTGGCGCTCTCAGCGACACGGGCGGCCTCCAGCGTGGCACGGTCGGTCACTCCCGCCACGGCGGCGATGACCTTTTCGGCTTTCTGCCGCACCAAAGCTGCACCAGGTTCCGGCGCCGGAGGCGCTACCTTATTGGCCACCGCCGACGCCATCTTGTTGGACGGCGTCGGAGCTGCCTTCCCTTCAGCACCGGCCGGACCGATCAAGCCGAGCAACCGCAGCTCCTTTGCACGCGCATCCGGCCCGTTCCAGGGCTTGCCGCGCTTCTGGTATCCGCCCTCGGCGTTCGGGTCGTTGAACCCCTTCAGTGCGATGAATCCCATTTTGATCCTCCTGCGGCGGGCACTAGGCCCGCCGCGCTCCTACTGCAATGGATGGCCTTACGGACCTTCGAAGGAGCCGTGCACGAACGACTCCGGCCGGTACACGGCCAGCCCCACGCGCTCTTCAGCGCGGATGGTCACCATGTTCTTGCGGAAGTTGTCGCCGTCCTCGGTAGAGACCTCGACGGCCGCATCCTCACGGTCGAACACTTGGGCAGCGATATCGAACGCACCGACCAGGAATTCGCCCTCCGGCACCGCGGTGGAGTCCACCACGGGCAGCTTCCACATGCGCGGCTGGCCGCCTTCCACGACGTTCACCCAGATGTAGCGCCCCTGCTCGTCCTTCTGCAGCTCGATATCGGCCCAGTCCACCGGGTTCAAGGCGATGCCGCTGGCACGATACTCGGCGACGCGGACCTGCAGGATCGCTCGACGCAGCGTGTCGATCTTGGTGTCGCCAGCCTTGCGCAAGGTTTCTTGGAAAGGCGTCGCCTGGGGGATCAGGCCGAGCAGGTTCTGGCCGGTGCCGTCGCCAGCCAGCAGCTGGGCTTCTTCCACGTACTTCAGGCCGTAGATGGCCCGGCCGTTGATGTAGCTCTGCAGCAGCGGAACGTCGGCCAGTACCTGCTTGGAAGCCAGGAACCAATGGGCCAGGGTCTTGACAGTGGTGGTCTTCAGCTCGAACGACAGATCGGACTGCGGCTTCAGGGCGGTTTCGGCCACCGGTGCCGCCATGTTCTGGAAGCCGGACTCCTGCACGAACTCGATTGCGTTGGAGCCCGTGCGACCCGGCATGATGAGGTCGCGGATCGTGAAGGGACGATCAGGTCGGGCGATAATGCCGGGAACCCGCGTCGGCTGGATGGCCGCGCCAACACCACCGGTGCCAGTGGTTGCGCTGGTGATCGAGGTAACCGCCTTCAGGTTCATGCGGGCGATGCCACGCCCCTTGGCCACCAGGTCGTTGAAGCCTTCATGCTCGGTGAACTGCTCACCGATGCTCTTGAGGTCTACGGGATCGTTGGCCGAGAAGCGACGGGCCAGCTTCTGCTCCACTTCGAGCAGGCGGGCGTTGATCTCGATGCCGCTCTTGGAGAGCAAATCCAGCGCGCCTTTGGTGTCGTCAAGGACCCTGCCGTGTTCTTTGATCTCGTTGCTGGCCTTTTCAGCGAACAGCTGGATTTCCTTGTCACGCTCGTTCAGCTGGCCGATGAGGCCCTTGAGCTCCAGCGTGTCGTCCAGCTGCTGAGCGTTCTTCATTTCGCGGCCAATCGAGCTGGCCAGTGCGGTGTAACGGGACATAGTTTTTCCTCAGAAAGTCGGGAGGGTGAGCCGCCCCAGAGCGGGGACAGCCGTGGTGTCGTCACTCGCCTTGCTCCCGGACTCGCTCCGGTCCAGCAGGTGTTTCAGCCCGCGGTTGGCGATCACCGCGGACTGGCTTTTTGAGAACCCTGCCTCACGCAGGATCTGCTCAAATTCGGGCATGGTCGGCAACGACCCATGCGCCAACTTCGACTTGATGGCATCGATGCGGGCGTCGTCGTTCGCCGGGAAGGTGACCAAGCTGATCTCAACCAGCTCAACCTTTTTGAGCGTCCGCACGCGCTCCTTCTCATCCCAGCTGTCCTCGCGGACGTAGTAGCCGATGGACAGACCGGAGACGGCGCCTGCCTTCATGAGCGCATGCGCCTCCTTGGCGCGGGCCACCCCATCGATGATGAGCTGACCCTCAACCTTGAGGCCGTGGGCATCCTCCACCAGGCTGGTGTAAACGCCGATGGGCTCACCGCTGCGGTGTTGCCACAGAACCGGCACTGGCCGGCCCTTGGCTTTGATCTCTGCCAGGCTCTCGCCGAACGCTCCAGGCGCGACCACCTCGCGGTAGGAATCGACCGTGCCAAATACCGAGCCGTAGCCAGAAAAAAGGCCGTCATCACTGACGGCCTTTACGGAGAGGTCGAAGTCCCTGATCTTCAGGGCCGCATTTTTTCGATTCATTTCGTCTTCCCGTCGTCAGATTGCAGCCATGCCACCAAGGCCGAGCGGGCCTGCTGGTCGTCCGTGTTGGAGCCCAACATGTCGATGGGCAAAAGATTGGATTGCACTGTCAGCTCAGCGGCCTTTCCACCCTTGCGTGGCAGGTTCTCACGCTCACGACAGTCATCGCGGGAGTAGATCCCGTTCTGGACCATCGTGCTATAGAAGGACGCGCGGGCTGCACTGTCAGCACGCAATAGGCCCTCCACTGCGAACTCAGCGAAGTACTTGACGCGCTCAGCCGGAGCCATCAGATCCTTTCGGATCGATTGCTCTATCCGCCGCAACCATGGAGCCAGCGAGAATGTCAGGAACCCGATCATCTGCTGTTCGATTCCTGTGCCCCAGCTGGTTGATTTCTCTGCGTGCCCCACCATGAATGGGGGCACGCCAAACCACCTGCAGATTTCTTCAACGTTGAACGCCCGAGTGGCCAGAAGCTGTGCGTCCTCCGGGTTCATCGGGACCTGCTGATACTTCATGCCGGCCTCGAGCAGCATCGTCTTACCGGCGTTCATCGCGCCTGCAAACTCTTCCTTCATGTTCTCGCGGAAGATAGTCCGGTTCTTGTCGGTTAGGATCTGGTCGGTGGTCAGCACACCACCCACGCTCATGCCGTTGGCGAATACCTTCGATGAGGCTTCGTCTGCGGCCATGGCCGCACCGAACACATGGGCACCGGCCTGGATAGAAGAAATTCCCATAGATCCGTCGGTACTGAACCCACGAATGTGCCACATTCGATCTTCGGATATCACTCGCTGACGACCATCGGTGCCTGAGTACCGATACTCAAGCTCACCCGTTGGAAGTCGCCTCACAGCCGTTCGCTGCGGCTGCAGGAACTCCAGGTTAACCAGCCGTCCGGAGCTGATGGTCTTCTCTGCGTACGCATTGCCCCAAAGGAGCAGGCTGGCCATGGCGACCTCCCAGAACTGCACAGCCGTCATGTCGGCGTTTGGCTGGTTGTGCAGGATCTCGTAGAGCGGATGGCTGTTGGCAGCCACCCGGGTTCCATCGGGCTTCCGTTCAAAGAACCCCACCGGCAGTGTTGCAACGACTTGGGCAAGCAGCCGCACGCATGCCATGGCCGCAGACAGCTGTAGTACCGTGCGCTGATTTACGTTCTTTCCGGCACTGGAACCACCGCCGGACCAGGCCGCCCAGAACGTCTCATCAGTGAGACCGATGGGCACGCCGAGCCAGCGCAGGACAGATGACTTGATCTTTCCGGGACCCTTCTGCTTTGCGTCCTTCGTCATATTCACACCACGATTGGATTTGAGAAGAAGCCGTCGAGATCGCCCTCGTCTTCTTCAGGGGTGATGGAGAGGCCAATCGCCATGAGCAGCGAAACCATGTCATCGATCTTGTCCGGCGAGCGTTTTTTGTCGGGTTTCTGGTTGAGATTCCCATCTTTCACCACCAGCAGGTTGGAAGCGCACCAATTCAGAACGGGATCATTTCCATGCTGAATGGCCTTCTTGATATAGAGCCGCTCAAGCTCCTGCATTGCCGGGTGATAGTTTTTCGTGGTCTGGTTGAACTCCACTAAGGGAATCCCATCCGCCAGTAGGCGCTGGCTGATTTCCTGAGCATTCCAACGGTCATACGCGACCGCCGCTGGCTTGAAACGCTCAATGTCCTCGCGCATCCGCGCCTCAACCACCTCGTAATCCGTTACCTCGCCTGGCGTCACTTCGATTAGGCCGGCGGCTACCCAACCGGCATAAGGGACAACCCCCCTCTCCGTTCGGACGCGCACGGCGTCCTCCGGTACGAACCTTCGGCCCCAGGTGAAGTACACCCCGTCCACTTTCCAGACCAAGCGCCAAGACGTCAGATCGGTGGTGCTTGCAAGGTCGAGGGCCCCCCAACACGGGTGCCCTTCGAGCCAGGTCAGATCCACCTGCCCGCCGCACCTCTGCCACTTGCTCAGATCCACCCACCCGGTGGCCGAGGAAGCCGGCCTGTTGAGCCGCTTGATCTTGAACTCAGCCAGCTTTGACGGCATCTGCCGCGCCTCGACGGCTTCCTTTCGGATCGCCTTTATCAGGTGCGGATTTGCGTCCATAAGGGGATTGGCCTTCTGCCATGCGCCCTCGTCAAATTCGTCGTCGTCCTCATCGACGGCGTAGAAGACCACTAGGAAGTGGTCGGCACTATCACCCAGGATTCCAGCCAGTACTTGCTTGGCGAACTGTCGCAGCTCGCCCCACGGCCCTGGGTTGGTGTATCCCTCTGTGGTCGTGTACAGCCACAGCGGGCTGCTACGTGCGCCGGCTGCCGATGTAAGGACGTTAAGCAGGTCTGCCGACTTGTGCGCATGGATCTCGTCCAAGCCAACATGGGATGGGTTGAGCCCGTCTTGCGTGCTTGCCTTCGCGTTGATGGGCTTGAATGTTGCCCCCGTCTCAACCCTGCTGATCGCATTGGCCCAGCACGCCAACCCGAACGCCTCCTGCAGGTCCGGCGTCTTCTCCGTCATGCGCTTGGCAACGTTGAAGATGATTCGCGCCTGGCTGCCGGTCGTCGCCGCCGATATGATCTGCGCGCCTTCCTCCTCTTCGCAGCATTGGCAGTAGAGCAGGATGGCAGCCGCAAGCGTGGACTTCGCGTTCTTTCTCGCCACAGCGAACAGCGCAGAGGTAAAGCGTCTGCTTCCATCGTGGTTGCGGAAGCCAAAGAGCTGAACCACAAAGAACACGTGGGATTCGTGCAGCTCAATCTCGGGGCGCGCCCATTTGCCTTCTACGTGAGGCAACTTCTCAATGAAGTCGCACGGGTCGCACGCATGCCACTCGTCGAACAGAAAAGGGGGACGCTTCTTCGCCGCACGCTTCAGGTCAGTAAGAAAGCGCTTTGCCGCCTGGCGGATCAACTTTCCGTATCGTTTTCCCTTCTTGTCGGCTATCGCCTTCTCAGCATAGGCCTTGGCGACGCCGACATAGTCACGCACGGCCCTTCCGCTTCGGGCCGTTGTTGGCAAAGGCATTCCCAGCCTTATCGCCATCGCCCGCCGGCCTGACCTTGCCTTGGGCAACGGGGGTCAGACCAAAGTCATTCATGAGACCGCGCAACTGCGAAACCATCGAAGCGACCGGGGCAAGGCCAGCACTGTAGAGCTGGACCGTATTGCCATGCAGCGCGCACAGCTGCCCGAGTGCCGACAGCCCCGCCTCCGTCAAGAGCTTGTTTGCGTGTAGGATCGGCGCGAGCCGGTCCCATTCCTTGATAGCATGCGCATTCGGCAGCCAGTCCGGCGCCGCAGGCACATCAGAAACAAGTGGCAGATCGACCGCCAGTGGCGCGTCACGATCAGGGCGGTCGGTTCCCGCCACCACTTTCAGCGATGTCGGTTTGCGAGGATTCCCCATGTGTCGTTCCAGCAGCGCAACGGCTGCACCTCAAAAATTGGTTTTTCCCAACTGACGGTGGGAATAAACAGGGGGGCGCACGTATCCGAAGCCGTTCAGCTTCGACTTTTGACCCACCCCACCCTTGATTTGTTAATTTTTCGTTAAATTGACGTTTTTACCGTTCCATTTTTGGAACGCCAACCTTTCCGCGCCTGTTCCCGAACCCTCCGTCCTCACGCGCCGTCTTGGCACTGTGACAGCGGACGCAAAGGCCCTGCAGGTTGGACAGTTCATTGTTGCGGCTGTCACCGTCGCGGTGATCGACATGACTAGCAGCGCGAATTCTCCCCTCTGCCGAGCAGGCAACGCATAGCGGACAAGCCGCAAGCACGAGCGCGCGCAGCCGCCGCCAGGGCGTTGAGTTGGTAGCAAGAGCACGCTCGGCCTGGCGGTCTCGTTGTGGGGGCTGATAGGCAGCACAGCCGAGACTGTACGGTCGATGCTTTGGAGCGCGGCGCGGCATCAGTACGGGTTCCCGTCCAGGTCACGGCGCGGTTCCTCGCCCTCGCCCTCGGGAACCGGCGTGCCAAGCTCCTCGCCCAGCAACTGCGCCACAGCTTGGACCAGCATGCCGACATGCACACTCAGTTCCGCGATCTGCGCGCCCTGCTGCTCGATCACCCCGACCAGACGGTCAATACGAGCGTCGGCGCCGCCGGCAACGCGCGCGGCCTTCTCTGCGGCCAGCTCCGCCGCCAGCGCTTCAATCCGTGCAACGTCCATCAGCAATCCCCGTTGTTCGAAGTACCAGGCCGCGGCGTATCCACCGCTCGACCCGATCCCAGTCCGGCTCCATGCCCGTCGTCCTGGCAAACCCCACCACTGCGGCGAGGTAGCAGCGGAGCCACCACCGCATGCGGACGGATACCACCACAGTTTCGCTGAGAGCATTCATGGCGATAGGTGCCGAGGCCCGACGCCACCGGCAATACACCGCCCGCTCTGATCTCGCCCCAGACGAGAGAAGTGGTGGCCTGAGCCAGTCCGTCTGTTCCCGATCCGATATGAATGCGCGACGTTGTGAGACTGATCGCACCACTCAAGGTTCTGCACACGAGCGTTCCGCGTGTCCGCATCAATGTGATTCACCTGCGGCAGGCCAGCGGGGTTGGGGATGAAGGCTTCGGCTACCAACCGATGCACCATGCAACGGGCGCGGGTCCCGCCCGCATCCGCGAGAACGATCCCTGGATACTTCGCACCCCAGGTATGTAGCCGAAGAATCTTCTGCCGCAGCAGTTTCCGGCCCATCAACCCATTGCGCTGAGTCATAGGAACGTATCTTTCAACTGACCTGACGCGGCCATGGCTACTGACCTCGTATCTGCCCTCATAGCCAGCAATGGCGGCCCACACTTCTCCGTTCATACGTCCTCCACAAGCCAACCTCCCCCATCACGCTTCTTGCGGGGATAGGCAATTCGAAACACGAAGGGATACATCTCGGCGGCTACCTTCATCTTCACCTTCGCGTCGTCGGTATAGATGGCCTTGGATCCTTTGCAGTCGTGAAGCTCAAACTGCCCGTCCGACCGCAGGACTGCGAAATCCACGGTCAGGAAGGTGTTGTTGGCCAGCCTGAGCTTGACCCCCTCGAACCGATACCAAAGGACCTCGCCAGCCGCCTGCAGCGCGCGCAGCCGCTCGGCATACGCGGCCTCGGTTTTGTTCATCTCGCCGGCCTTCAACCGGCCCAGCGCCAGCATCCGGCGGTTCATTGCGTCACCGGCTGCCGGTCAGCAGCGATCACTGCTTGGCAGGCCCGGACGTGGTCTTCGGCGTCGGTGACGATTCGAACAGCAGCTCCGACAACCTCTGGACGTAGTTCGGCGCGCGCATCACGTTCGACGGCGCCGGCGGCAGCTTCGGACAGGCGAGCGGTGTGGCAGGTGGCGAGGTCGTCGCGCAGGCGGAGATTGCCGCTGCGCAGACCAGCCACAACAGCAGCAGGGACGGCCTCGGCCGCAGCCCGGTCTTCTTCATGCTTGGCTCCAATGTCGGCCAGCTGCAGGGCTTTGCTCTGCTCGGTGGCGCGGGTCTTATTCACCTGGTCGGCGACTGCCTCAGCGCCGGCCGCGCGTTGCTGGGCGGCTACACCCTCAGATCGGTCACCGCGCCATGACCAGCCAGCGCCGAACATGGCTGCGGACCAAACGACGAATGCGACGGTGGCGATGACGATGCGATTCACGACCGCCCCTCGCACATCCGACGCTCAGCCGCTCGACGGTTCACCAGGCCCTGCACGCGTTTCCCTCCTGCATAGACCCACCGGTCCAGCTCTGCGCACCAGGCTGAGGCCGGTCGCCCGCTGTTGATCTTGCGCACCAGCGAAGAGCCACAGGCTGCAGTGGTCCCGACGTTGTAGGACCAGCTCAGCAGTGCTGCCCACTCGTGCTGTTCCAGCGGGACATGGATGCAGGCCTGTATGCCGGTGAGGTACTCGCCCAGGCGGCTGTTGAGCCGCGCAGCACACTCCGCCTCGGTGTAGTACGCCTTGTCCGGCTTGTCCGTATCGCCGTAGCAGTACGTCGCGACACCGACCATGTCGATGTAGGGCGTCGGTGCATAGCCCTCGCGCGGCTTGACCAGCACAGCGGCGGACAGGGCAATAACGGCTGCGGCAGTCCCGCCGATGATTTTCGCCTTCATGCCTGCGCCCTCTGCCGCCACTCGCGGACCCAGCGCCACCCGAGGTAAGCGATCTGGCCAACGAGATAGACGATGGTCAACACCACCACCACGCGGTCTAGATCCGCGCCCGCAGCGACGGCGCCGGCCACGGTTACCGGCGGTGCGGCTTTGGCCACGGCACCGGCCGCAGTGCTGATGATCTCGTCCTTCATGGTGGCCCCGTGACTTGTCCGGTTCGGCATAAGCCCCTCCCGGTTGATGGGTGCCCGCCCCTAGCGCCGGCTGGGCACGAGAGTTTGTCCGGCTGGGACGCGGGCAAAGAAAAAGCCCCGGCTGGGCCGGGGCTTGCGATTGGATGGTGGCAAGATTGCCGCCTATTTCGATGACCTAGGAAGTCATCGTTACGCCGTCATCGTGAGCGCCTTGCTGAACTGCCGTGCAGCGCGCGCCTCGGCCGCGCGGAAGTTGGCAAGCATCCACTCATAGACCGGCCTCCAGAACCGGCTGTAGGCCGACCAATCCGCCCCGATGGCGCCGGCGCGCTTTCGGCCACTCAAAGGCTCGCAGCCACTTCCACCGCAGTCTCCGCAGTTCACTACACCTGAGCCCGCCGGATCTGGAAGAACCTTCCTGCCGCCGCATCGATCGCACTCGCATGCGCCGACCATCTCCGCGATCACCGCCCCAGCCAGAACCCCAAGCTGCTCCATCGTGTTGTTCGGCCATGCCGCAGCGCGCGCGTCATCCAGCGCCTTCTCTGCGCGCCCTAGCTCGCGCCGCTGCGCATCGGTGACCATCCCGCCGCACCAGCCCATGCTGGCCTTGGCGATGCCGAAGTGCGTGCGAGCGTCGGCCAGTTCGTGCATCTGGCGGGTGAACTCCGGCGCTACCAAAGCGATGACGGCTTGGCGCAGCTGTTCGCGGCGGCGCTGACCACTCTCGGGCCACCACATTGCCTGCAGCAGCTCATGCCCCAGCCCGTGCGGCACGTACGCCAGTGCGGCCACGATCTCCTGGGTGGTCGGGCCGCCCGCACTCCCATCAAAGCTCATGGTCTTTGGGCCCGTCCGGCTGGACAGCAGTTCCCGTGCATTGTTCATTCGCATGTGCCTTCCCCTTGGTGGTTTGCTCGTGCAGCGCGCGGTCGCGCCGGATTCTTGGTTGCGTTCATCAGGCCGCCGCGGGGCCAGCCGGCTCGGCCGCGTAGTGCGTGATCTTCGGGTTGTCCCCGCGCCAACTGCCGAACACCGGCCGCTTGCTCACCCAGTCCCACAGCATCAGCCGCGTGCCGTCCTGCGGAGCCTCCGCGATGGGACGCCACCGCACAGCAGGCGACTCCGATTCAGCGAGAATGTCCCGCGCGGCGTTGATCGACAGGCGCCCGTCGGCGGCGGATCGGGCCAGCAGGCTGTTGAGTAAGGGGCGGTTGTTCATGCCGCCTGATCCCAGCTGGCCGGAAGGCGCTGCACCTGCCCGCCACGGGCCTCGAACTGCTCAACCGTCTCACCCTGACCGGCGGCGAATGTGCCTGGCTTCCTACGCTTGGGCCGGGACACCGTGTTGTGGTCCATCCGCCGCTCCCTGGGCGCGACCTGGGGGTTCAACCTTGGTGCCAATGCCTTCGTCTTCTTCATGCCGTCGCCCTCAGTTCGTTGATATAGGTCTGCTGCTCGATCAGGTCGTCATCAGATCCGTAGGTTTCGTGGAAGGTCCGCGAGCCATCCATCAAGCTCGGGCCGTAGGTCTGCCGCATCCAAGCGAAGGTTTTCCCTTCCATCAGTCGGCGGCGGTGGTGCCATATGCAGAGCGCGAAGCCGAAGTAATGGCCGCGCCGCCGGTTGCCGCTCTTGGCGTGGTTGTAGTCGCAGCCGTAGACCACCCGTTCCGGGTCCAGCAGCTGCTGGATCTGCAACACCACACAGGCCATGCACGGGCCTGTCTTGGCCAACTCGATGCGCGCCGCTTCTTCCTTGGTCGGCGCCGGATCGTTGGACCACATCAGCGCAGTTCCGGAATCGGCCCGGCATACCGGGTGATCGGGATCTGCCGGCAACCATCGCGCCAGACGGTCGCCCCGCGGGTGGCGTACAGCACCAGCGGCTTGATCCCGTAGCCATAGGCCAGATACCAGCCGGCCACCGCCACCGGCTCGGACACAGGGCGCACCTCCAGTTCGACGTGGTCCTGCCTCATGCCGCTGCGTCCTGCGCGGGGCCGAACAACTCGGCGATTTCGGCCAGGTGCTTCCGGGTGCGCTCGTTCGCTTCTGGGCTCGCCTCCACTCGGCCAGCCAGCAGGGCAAGCGGATTGAACGCGGGCGTGGCCGGCGGCAGCGCCAGGTGATCGGCTACCTGCTCGTGCGCCAAGCGGCCAGCATCCACCGCCAGCTGCAGCGCTGCGGCGCGGGCACTCGCGTCATGGCCCAGCGACGGCTGATAGACGGCGCAGCCACCCACAGCGCGCGCGCTCTTCACCAGCCGGGCGTACACCTCCACAAACGCCTGCCGGGCTGCGATCTTGTCGCCCTCCTCGACCAGCGGCAGCGCCGCCGTCCATGCGTCCCTGGTCTGCTCGGTCCATACCACGGTCACCGCCTCGTCAGCGGCCCGGATGGCCACAGCCCACGCTTCGTTCGGTGCCGGGTGCCCGTCGTCAATGCGCTCCATGATCGCGGCCAGGCTCAGCCGGCCCTTTACCTCGCGGCGGCAGGCGGTCAGCGCCTCAGCCAGCACGCGCAGCGGATAGGTGGCCAGATCCAGCACCATGTACGTCGCCGCGTTGGGGCTGATCTTCTCGCCCATGACCTCGGCAGTAGAGGCCAGCATGTCCACCAGCTGATCCTGCTCGGCGTCAGTGAGCATTGGTCGCCTCCCTCAGCTGGCGCAGCTTGGCCTTGGCCTCGTCTGCGGCGTTGGCGTTGCTCTGGGTCTGGTCCTGCTGCTGGGCGCTGGTCGCGGTCATCTGCCTGCCGGTGACCCACTGCGTGCGGTAGGCCTCGCACTTCGCCAGCAGCGAGCCCAGGTCGTGCATGTTCTGCACCACGTAGCGCTCGTTGACGGTCAGGAACCACCCGGCGACGGCTGGTGCTTCGGCATGCCCGAGCCGCTGCACCAGCTGCTTCACGTTGGCGTTGACCTTCGCGTTCCGGACCGGTGCCACGCCGTGGCGGATGCGGTAGGCGCTGGCGTATGCCGCCCATGTCGCCCTGCATGCGGCCTGCAACTCCGTTTCCGAATCCACCACCGGCGGCGCGGCCGACAGGCCCGCCGGAGATGACGGTTCTTCTGACGGTTCATTGGTGGTTATATGACGGTTAGGCGGCACGGGGCGCACCTCCAGACCTGCGCCCGCTGCATCACCACCTGCACGGGGCGCATCCCCACCTGTATCGGGCGCACCCCCTGCACGGGGCGCAGCACCTGCGCCCGGTGCAGTACCGGCTTTTCCGGCCTTGCGGGTGCCCTTCGACGGCGCTGCGGCCTTGTCGAACTTGGCCGGGGTGACGTTGTAGACAGTGCTGCTGTTGAACCTGCGGTCGCGGGTCAGTAGGCCCACGACTTCCAGATGATCCATGGCGGTGCGGACAGCGCGCGGCGACATGCAGCAGCGCGCGGCGATGGTGCCCACCGCCGGCCAGCACACGCCGTCGTCGTTGGCTTGGTCAGCCAGCGAGATCAACACAGCCTTCTGCGTGACGCTCAGGCCCTGCAGCGGCCAGCACTGCGACATGATGATGGTCGACATGTCAGAGCCCCAGCGTCATGTTCTGGCCCCGGGCCACCGGCCACCAGGTGCAGGCACTGCGGCCAGACATTGGGCAAGGCTTTTTCGGGCCCCGCCACACGCGGCCGGTTTCGGCCAGTTCGGGAAGGCGTCGAGCGAGCACGTATCGGCAGATGCCCGTCTCGTTCGCCAGTTCGAGGCTGGTCAGGCCTGGGAAGCGACGCACGGCGGACGCTGCTGCGGCTTGCTGGTCACCTTGGACGCCAGTGGCAACGATGTAGTTGGCTGCCTCGTGGCTGGTGCTGGGATCGGTGGAGCGAGCGGGATGGTTCATCGCACCGCCCTCCCCTTCGCCGCAGCGCGCGCGATGTTGCGCTCCAGGCGGTGCGCCATCGTGCGCAGCGAACGGACCTCGGCCAGCATCAGCCGTGCTTCGTCGCTGTCGATCTGCTGGTCCGCAATCGCCTCCAATGCGGTGCCAGACAGGGCACCCATGCTGCGCTGGATCTCCAGCAGCTTGGTCTGCAGCGCTGCGATCTCGTCCGACCAGCCGCCCTCCGGTGCCGGCGGCACCACATCCACAGCCATGCCGAACTGGCCGGCAAGTGCCTGCATCCAACCCAGCGCGCGGTCCGCACCGCCCACCTGTTCCTGCATCCACTCGGTGAGCAGTTCGGCGATTTCGATGGTTACCGATTCACCTTCAAGGCCGCGCAGCTTCGCGCGCAGCGTTTCCGGGTGCATCGACTTGCCCCGGCGCTGTGCCAGGTACGCGGCTGCAGCCTGCACACCGCCCGGCGTCTCGCGCACAGCGTTGTAGAGGGTGTCGAGCCAGCTAAGGGGGGATGTGCGGCAGGTCATGAGGTCACCTTGGGAGGGACGGTTTTTCAAGGTTTCGGGCTGTGCTCGGGTGGCGCACGATGGGCGCCATGGAGATCAAAAATTCAGGGACGACGGCCAGGGATGGCCTTTCAGGCGGTGTCGACCGGGCCAATGCGGTCCGCGTCGGGGTCAGGGATCACGGGCGCCCGGGACTGCAGCGGCTCTTCGATGCCGAGCAAGCGAAGCACCTGCGGAATGCTGGGCACTTGGCCCTCTTCCGCCCACGCTTCGACCTGCTCCACCGGCAGCTTCAACAGCTTGGCCAACTGCTTGTCGGTGCTCAGGCCCAGCTTGGCGCGCAGCGCGCGCTTGCTCATGCGGCTGTCAACAAGGACCGAGGGAGCCTGGGAACTGGATGTTCCAGAACTCAGCGGATCGACGGCCCCTGGAGCTGGCCCGAACACCTCAGGGAGAAGTTCATGGCGGGAAATCCCACTTGCAGCTTCAATGGCGAGCACATGGCGAGACGGAACAGGCCTGATGCCGCTTACCCACTGGTTTACCGCCTGAGGGGATACCCCCAACAGGCGAGCGATTCCGGCTTGACCGGCTCCCGACTTCTCGATGGCGGTGGCGATTGGGTTCATGACGCCAGCTTAAGCGTTGCTTTAGTTTGCAGTCAAGCAATGCTTTCTTACATTCGCGCATAGGCCGATGGACAATCAAGCGATGCTTGACAACACCGCTATGGCGGCCGCCATTCGCTCGGCCATTGAAGAGTCCCCGCTGACACAAAAAGGTGTCGCGGACGCGTTTGGCGTGACGGAGCAGGCTGTCTCCGGGTGGCTTCGCACAGGGAAGGTCGATAAGCGAAAGCTACCGAAGCTCGCGCATCTCACAGGCAAGCCCCTGTCTCACTTCGGCATGGGTGAGACAGTGGATGTCGTCGCGATTTCTGCGACCGACCAAAGCTATGTTCGCGTCCAACAGCTGGACGGAGATGCCGACATGGGGGATGGGCGAATCAATGATGATTTTCCGGACATTGTCCGAGCGATGGACTTCGCGCCCACCTACATCCGGTCGATTGTGGGGTTCGTGCCGGCACCAGGCAGGCTGGTGCTGGTGACGGGTCGCGGCGACTCTATGATTCCGGTTATCAACCCCGGCGAGTCCTTGATGGTCGACACTGGGGTGACCTCTTTCGATGGTGATGGGATCTACCTGCTCAATACCGGGAACGGGCAGCAGGTGAAGGCCCTTCAGGATCGGGGCGATGCCGTGTACGTGGTCAGCGCTAACGCTGCGCTCTATCCGGCGTTCGCCATGCCTCGCAACACGGTCATCGGCGGCAAGGTGTACCTCAGAAATCGAATAGACCGATTCAACTGACCTATTCCGGCAGTCTTGGATCGGCTGGCACGGAAGACGTTCATCAAGAAGCAAAGGACCCAGGGGGAATCATGAAGTACCTTGCGATAGTCGCAGCTGCAGTCGCACTCACTGGCTGCGCGACACAACAGGCTCTCAATAAGCCAACCGCTTCCGGGAACGCTGAGGTTTTCATTCCATTTGTCGATACGGAGCAGGTCCGAGATGACCTGGTCCTGCGCTGCGCAGAGATGGGTGGGTCGGCCAACGTGACCAGCAATACGGTGGCTTGCAAGATGCAAATGCAGGGGATGCAGGCAGCGCTAACACAGACGCTAATCGGCAACTCCTACTCCACGACTCCGGAGGTGAGCATCCAATTCACCTTCGCTAAGCAGAATCATGGCGTCTTCCTGACCGCATATCAGATGGTCGAAACCCAGATGGCGTTCGGCCAGGTTCGGTCACAGCGCCTGACTGGCAACAATGTTCAGAACGAAACTCAAGCGGCTCTAGAGCGCGTTCGAACCAGACTGGCTCCCGCGGACGCCCAGTAGTCACCAGATCGTCGCGACCCAAGCCCCGCTCCGGCGGGGCTTTTCTATTGGCTCGGATAAATTGCTTAAGCATCGCTTGACTTGAAACTAAAGCGCTGCTTTACTGTCTCCAACGCCGAACACCGCCCCATCCCGGGGCGCGGCGCAGGAGATCAACCATGGCCACTCTGGCCCTCAACACCGAAACCGCCCCCGGCACCGCCAAGGCTGACACGGTCAGCGGGAAGGTCGTCCAGAACTTCGGCGCCGCCCGGATCTACTACACCGCCGACGAGGCAACCGCCGCAGCGCGCGCCCTGATCGCCGCTGCCCAGCAGCTGCGCGGCGAAAGCCAGGACGCCGCCGCATGA